GTCGTTCAGCAGTCTGCTTTATATCCCAAAACTGATTCTTGCCCTTTGGAGTTCCACCAAACACCGCCCAACCCTGCCGGTCAGATAGCGCCGGTCTGATGACGTTGCCCCAAACGCTAGGCTTGAAATCTCCGTACTCGTCCATAAATATGCCGTCAAAGCCCAGCCCGCGCATTGCATCTGCGTTGTCGGCGCCAAACAACCTTACTTTGCTGCCGTTAATCATGTCCACGGTCAGCTCAGACTCGTTGGTGCTGGCGGCCGAAGTTGCGCTGAAATGTTTTAGGTAGTCCCACGCCACGGATTTAGCCTGGCTGCGAAACGGCGCAATATAGGCAAACTGCGGCATTTGGCTTCGGCTGGTAACTGCCGCCCGAATCAGGTCATTGATTGCTGCCACGGTCTTACCAGCCCGCCGGTGAGCCACCAAACACGACCACCGCTTGGTGCGCTGGTGAAAGGGCAGGAAAGCGGCTCGCGGCTTGTAGGGGATAACGTGAAGCATTACTCAAGCCACCGGAATGTGTGTTCCTGCGGCCCACCGTCTGGACCGGTTTGTTCTGACCGCGCCAGTTTCGGGATATGGTATTCGATTGCCTTCAGGTACAGATCCGCGGCCTTGCCGGGATCTTCCAAAGCCACCTCACCAAGCCAACGAGCAAAGTTGCCCGCGTTGTCTTGAGCGATCAGCGCGATCGCATTACGCACATCGACCGTCGTCTTGTTACCGACCCCGGCCTTGCGCCCGCCTGTTTTTATCCCTTTTGCCATCTATTTCCTTCTGAAGTGGAAGCTCACTAACATTCGTAAGTATTTGCTCACTCACTTCCACAGAAAAAAAAGCAACGGCAACCGCATTGTGAGCGCCCGTACGCTCAAGTCGCCGTTTAACGGGATTGCGCTGCCCAGGAGACTCGCGCAAAAGTATCTTAGTCCACATTTTTTCTGCGCGCAAGCGCAAAAATCAGGATAAATCAACAATTCTTTGAATATATCTGCCCTTTGCATTTTTTCGCCAACCGTGCACCTCGACCCGCACTCCAGCTTCCCGCACCCGGTCAATGGTTTCCGAGTCCGTAACCTTTGCAACACGATTTGCCACGGCCTGGGCGGTAACCTGGACCGCCAACACCTCGCCTCGGCGGATTGCCAGCAGGTCAGCCCAGCCCCACAGGTCTTTACGCGTTCGGGTAAACGAGTTCCACTTTTCCACCACTTCAACTAGGTAACCAAGTTCTCTGAGAGCTGCCATGCTGCGTTGTGTTGGTGTCATCTTTTACCCTTAAAATAGCTCATGCGGTTCCATGCGGTTCCATGCGGTTCTAGCAACATCTGGATATTCTGGAACTGCATCAAAAAAGATGCGGTTCCAGAGGTTTTTACCTTTAGGCGGAACCGCATGTTCTGGAACCGCATGAATTTGCCCAAAAAGTAGATGCGGTTCCATGCGGTTCCCTAAATACCTTTGCTTGCATTTTCATATTCTTGCCCCCCGTTACTTGTCATCCGATAACCGTTATTGTGGTTCTTGTCCCGCTTGGAACTGGGCACAAACTGCTCAATTAAACCGTCCTCAACCATCTCGTTGATTAGCTCTAAATTAGCATCTTTATTGCCGCCCATTTCTTTTGACAATTCGTTCTTGGTCTTATATTCCCCGACCTTCAAACCGTCCAGGATGGCCTTGATGCGCTTTTTCCTGCCGATCCTGACCATCTGCTCGGCAACCTCTTTATTGCGCGCTGCGACCTGCTTAGACTGCTCCTGCATGGCCTCCCGCCCGCCCCGCTGGACCATCTCCGGTTTGCAGTGCATCAGGAATATGTCCTTTTCGTTCCCCAGCATATCCCGACCCTTTATTTCTGATTCGACTGCCCGAAACACAATCCCGTCTGCCTTTGTCACAAACCTGTGCTTAGCCTGGGCAACGTCCAGCCACCGGGCGCCATCATCCTCTTTGGTCATGTAGAGCACCTGATTAACGTCACCCTCCCAGGCGCCGGCGCCGCGGCTGGTCATGTCGCTGATGTCGGCCTTTTTCAAGGTCTTGGCTAAATGCGCCACTATTATTAGCGGAATTCCGCCCAGCTCGCTTTTTAGCGTTGATACTGCTTTTCCGACTTCGCTGTTGTCGGATTCGTTTTCCAGCTCAATGGTCGCGTTGCTGGTGTCCAGGACCACGATCGGCAGCGCGTCGTAAGAAACGCCTGTTTCCTTAGAAACATTGCGATAAACCATTGCCTGGTATATTTCCCGCACCTTGACTATAGATGCGGCGTCCATGCGCTTTGCCGGCACGATCTTGAACCATTCGATGATTTCGGCGTCGGTCGCAGTTAGCTCGCCGGCCACCCGCATCGAAGTCAGCACCCGCACAACCTGCTTCGGATCCTCGCTGACGTAAATCACCCGGCGCCGTAACAACGGGCGCAACGTGTCGTCGGCATCGCACAAATGCGCCGCCCTGGTCATCAGCGGCACCAGTGCAGTCGTCTTGCCGATACCCGTAAACCCGGCCAGCAGGGTTACTCCAGCAATCAAGATGTCGTCGAAAATAAACTCGTCAGGATCAAGGTTGCCGAGCGCATACGGCAGGAAATTGGCAAAAGGATGATTTTCAGCGGTAATTGTTTTATCTGGTGCCGAGCTGGTGCCTGACTTACTAAAACTGCTATCGGGCGTCGTCCTCTCCCAGCACCGTTCCCAATAGCGGTCCCCTTTGCGTTGTTCTGTCGTGCTGCCGTGTTGCCAATTCGCCAGCAGCTCGCGGGCTTCTTCCTTTTGAAATCCACCCAGCTTCAACATCGACACCATGCTGAAATCCATCGCGCTGCCGGATTGATCGGACAATCCCTCAACAGATCCAGAATACCGGGCGGCAACCGCGGGTGAGCTGGTAAGGAAATTCCAGAAACGATTATCCATATCCCGTCGGCGCACCATCTCGCGGATGCCATCCATCGTATAGGTGGGCCCCCCTGTAAACAGCAGCCGCGCCAATCCCGGCTCGCTAGGGTAGCCTTTTGCTATTTTGGCGTCGTTCGGGTAATTCCAGGTGCCGGGTAACCGCATCACCCGATCGCAGTTATGCGTTGTGGCGCCGGACCAAACCCTGCCAACTTGGTCATTCAATGCCTCGTAACTGTCAAAGTCGCCCTTAATCTGAAGCGGATCTTGTAATTCAAAAAACGGAGAAATGCCGTTGCCGCTATCAATGGCAAAGGTTGCCTTGCCTTGCAGTGCGGGAACGGTGTTGGACATCAGGTAATCCCGCGCCTTTTCGTACCCGCCAAACTTAAACACTTGTGGATCGCAGTCTGACCAAAAGCTGACTGCCTGTGTCATATCTGTTTTTGCGGCCTTCTTGTGGCGTTCTGGCGTGACGTTGACGGTGAAATACAGGTTCATGCGTAATCGAATATTCAGATCAAGCGCCCAATCTGCTGCCGCTTGAGATTCTTCCGGCATCGTAAAACCGCGACCGCAAATCGGCTCTGCTTTTCTTGGGCAAATTGCCACCAACAGCAAATTACCTGCTGGCCTGACGATCGCCAACCCTTGCAAAATAATCTCGGCAGATGGCGCCGCCGCTATGTCAGTCATCATTATCCCCTCACTTTTTTAGATGCGGCATTGTTCAATCCAACCATTTTTATTTTTTCTTGCGGCCAAACATCACCATCTCTGCGCCATTTATTCCACTGGCCAACCCGCTGCTGGCGCATTGTCAGCGCCAAGCCGGACCAGGATGACGGATCGCCATCAATATCCTGCTGCACAAAAAACAAACCAACATCAAGACGACCTGCAATTGCTGAAAATGCCGCAACCGCGCTAGATGTCGGACCACCCAAAAAGAAATGCGAAAAACTTAAACGCCGCATAAAAAACGGCCCTAAAAAAACAGGCAAACCAGTTGTAATTCTATATTTCAGGCATTGTTCAAAACAATCGGCGGCGTCCTTCACACTGAAAGTAGAATATTCCAAATCCTTTTTGACTTCGATTAAGCCCCAGGGCGTATCGTCAAACAGCAAACCGAAATCCGGCACGCTACCACCAGCAATCGTGGGATGCCTGCGAAACGGCAAGTCCAGTCTTGTAAACCATGCTGTCAGCGCCTGTTGCAGCTCGGCCTCGCTGTCAAAATGCGGATTCATAGTTTAAGTAATAGATTTTTCTGACTTCCCCACCTTCCGGCGCCCTCGCTCCATCGCCAAGAACGCTTTGTCAGCAATCACCACCCGCCGACCGGCTAGCACTGTTGTGTTGAGTTTGCCTTGGTCAATTAAAACGTGCGTCCATTGTCGGCTAAATCCTAGCTTTGCCGCAGCATCCTTGATTTGCATATACATACAAGACTCCGAGTCATTTTTCTAATTACAAATATGGCACTTGACTCGGAGTCTATTCTAGATTTACACTAAAAATCAAGCATTTTTAAAGGAAATAAAAATGGCAGCAATTAGCAAGGAAAATCAAGCAAAACTAAGTCACGCCAAGTTGACCGAACTTTTGCATTACGATGCCAAAACAGGCATTTTTAATAGAATTAAAGGACAAAAAAGAAAAATTGCAGGTAACCAAAGAACGCATGATATTTCCATTTATGTAAACGGTATTTCTTATGCAGCACATAGACTTGCGTGGTTTTACGTCTATGAAAAATGGCCTACTCTTGAAATAGACCATATTGACAGAAATCCAAAGAACAACAAAATAGCCAATCTACGGCAGGCCACAAGAGCGCAAAACGCACAAAATATAGATTACAAGCGCCAGACCCATTCCGGCATTACCGGCGTCGTTTGGGATAACTGCTGGAAAGCCGTTATTGGGGTAAACGGTAAAGTGATAGTTTTGGGCAAATTTTTGAACATTAAAGACGCTATCAAAGCTCGCATTTTAGGGGTAAAAAAATATCATTCTTATGCCCCTATAAATATTTTACAAAACACTTGACACAGAGTAAATAGCCGAATAGTATCTGTTTCAGCAGGTGCAGCAAAACAACCTACCTACCAACCGACCTAAAGGAACCAAAATGAAAGTCAAAATCGTAGAAGCAAACCGCCGCGCAATAAACGTAATGCTGGGCGAGATCAATGGTAAGTCGGTGTCGCACACAGCCAACGACAAGCATGTGTTTGAGTTAGCCGAATTGATGGAAATGAAGCTGGAGAAATTCAGCATTGCTAAAAAAGACCGCGCTGGTGCAAAAGCGTCGGGAATGAGCGGCGGCAATGTCCCGACCGCGTACAAATATTCAAGAATCGTCAATACGTATCAAATTGAGCGCGGATCGTCTGAATGGTTTTTGATTGACGCGCGGCGCGATGAAGTGTGGGGCAACGCAAGCAAAGATAAATTGAGCCTGACTGTCGCCCAGCGCGACATCGCGGTCGCAAAATTCACCGCGCAGTTTTCAGTGCAAGCGGTTGTCGAACTGGCGGTGGCAGCATGAGCGCCCCCGAACGCTGCAACTGCGGAGCCGAAGATTGCCCCCGCTGCTACCCGCTTAACCGCAAGCAAGCCGCAGTCACCGAGCGCGACCGCGCTGATGCACTTACCGACATTGTTGAAGCAACGATGGACTACGGTCGCTACCCTAGCCGCGGTCAAGCGCAAGTAGACCTCTATGAGTTCATTAACGACCACTTGGATACCAGCTACGCCTTTGAACTGGTGGTCGCAGTCCTGAGCACTAACAAACATGCGTTGCAGCCGCGCATCGAGCGCCTGTATACCCAAGTCGAACAAATGCTCAAGTCTCATTATGCTGACACCGACATGGTTATGGAATACGCGCAAGACATAGCCAACGAGAGGTCAGAATGAATGCTCTCGAAATAGTAGGTGCCGCAGTTTCTGTTGTCGCAACCATAGCAGGACTGTGGATTTTCTTTTTTTTCTTGTTTTCATTTTAATCGGAGGATTTATGGCTATAAACTTACAAGCAATATCCCGCAACACCAGCATCCAACCACCGCGCATCATGATTTACGGCCCGCATGGG